GGGGAGTTTAACCCCCTAGCGATTAGTAGGTATTATGCCTACAAAACTGTCACGCAACCCGCTGTCTGCACAACAGCACCCTCCTGCATTCCAGCAAGAGGTATGCTGTCTGGTTACCCAGAGGCAGCATTGAGGCGGTACGATTACTCCGTCACTCCTAATTGTCAATTATTTGACAAACTATTTGTCAACCTTAAAGAACTTCCTGTCCTTATGCTCACTCTGTTTTCCAATGTTCCATTGGTTTATCGGTCTTATGTATCCAACGACTCTCAATTACGAGTACACCTCACACAGTTGCCTCATTACAGGTTTCTGTCTTGGTGTACATCGGGTTTCCTTAATTCCCATATTTTTCATTTAATTCTCGGTATCTAACTAATCTCTCTGAAACTTGCCTTCTGGAGATACCTAACCTGTCGGCAATTTCTCTTAATTTTAAGCCCTGTTCTTTGAGTTTTTGCGTTTTCTCAAATCTCTTCATAAAAGTTCTCTCCCTTCTTTCTTGCACTTTTTCCATAGTAGCTCTCCATTTATCACTTGTTTCTGTTGTCAAGCCTTTATTCCATATCTGTCTTTCTGGTGCATGTATTCTATTGTGTGCCGTGTATGTCATTAGAGCTAGGTTATCAATATTATCATTTAATGTGTTTCCATCTATGTGGTGAACCATTAATTCTTTAGGTAGCCTGTCTATTCCTAATAACACACAAAACTCTCGGTTGTATCTACTCATCCTGTATCCATGATATTGGACAGCTTTTCTTTTCGTAGAGCCAGTCGTTATTGTAAATTGTCCTTTATTGTCCCTTTTCATTCTTATATTATATGAAGTTAATACATATAATATACCTCACACTTTATTAAAGAGCAAGTATCAGTTCTCTACCCCAAATCTCCGTCCTCTGTCTTTGTACCATTTTATTTTCCTTAACATTTTAATTTTGTATTTTATTTCTTCTAGTTTAGACATATGCCTTCATCGTTTCTATCATTTCCTCGTTGCTTGAGCATACTCTGACCATTTTTTTATTGTTGTTTAAGATTATCCAGTTACACCCAAGGGCTTCGCCACTTATAGGAATATATCCTTGGTCTTTTCCATAACCATCAAGTTTCTTAAATGTTTTACCATTAATTAATGCAATCTTTCTAGTACCACCACCATACTCTGGTTGATAGATAAAAGACTCTCCAGCTTTGTGGGTGTGAGCCGCCATAATTATATCCGCCCCCTGTAATTCCCTATTTGCCCTAGACTCTTGGTGTGTCGGATTATACATACTTTCTCCTCTAAACCTATGTGCGACAAGCAGTCTGTAAGGTATCTCGCCTACCCTTAAATCTATAAAACTTACTCCCCTTAGTAGTGGGCGTTGTGTATGGTTAGTAAACTCAATATAATTTGTAACTCCTTGCTTACGACTCCACTGATCATGATTCCCGCTTATACCCGCCAGTATATTCTCTGAGCCTATCCAAGACAATAGTTTGCTCATGTAAACATACTGTTCTTGCATATTCAAAACCTCTTCTCCATAATCAAAAAATAGCGAGTCGGTAATATCTCCACCAGTTATACAATAAGCTAAAGGATGTTCTTTGATTATCTGTCCTGTTTGTTTTAGAAGTTCATAATCCACCCCAGCGTTGCCGATATGTAAATCCGAAAGGAAAGCAATCGCCACAGGCTTGTCGGTATCAATACTAATCTCAACATGGCGTTTTTCCCCCTCGACTTTTTCCCTAAACTCGCTTCTGCGTAATGCCTCTTCATGAAAATCATCAAAGGACATCGTAGTTGGCATAGAGCCCTCTTCAATTTGTATTCTCGCTTTTTCTAGTGTTTCCCTCTCAATATCTCTCACACTCTTAAAATTCTCCCCCTTAGCATCCGTATAAATCCCCTCCATTGGCTCTTTCTCTATCATAGCAGGTATGGTTATTTTAACTACTGGCTCCGATTTTTTCCCCTCTTAAAAATAGACATTGGGGCAGTTTATTCTGTTTAAATAGGTATTTTCTGCATAACTGAATTATCTGGGAACGCATCTCTCAGGACTTTACCAACTGCGACAAGTCCTCCTGTTAAAGCACCAGCCCCAAGTGGGATTAAAAATTTTTTCAGGGCAGTCCAATCGTTAAAAACATCTGGCGTTACTGTAACCAAAATCACCCCCATTGCAGATACTGCTCCTGCGACAAATGCTCTTACAGCTCTCCAAAGAGTAACTTTCCACTCTTCGTAGTCTTTAACGAACCACTCTGGCATCTTCTTAGTAGCCATATTTATTAAATAAAAATTTAAGTACAAGCGACAAAACAAACACTACAAAAGATATTGTTAATGTAATGTTAATTATGTTTTCCACCTTTTTGTTCTCCTTCTTTATTATATCTCTAACTGTATCTAACGGTTTAATAAGACTAAACCTCAAAATTTAACTCCTTATCCCTTAAGCAATTTTGTTAGTTTTGCAAATAATCGCTTAAACAACTCGGAGAATATCTCGCCCACACTGATCGTTGATAATTGAGAATTAAGTTGGGCAATGGCTTTAACTAAATCGTTCTCGATTCTGTTCTTCTCAACATATAAAGTGTCATACTTTTTCTGTAAAATGTCAAATTCTTTCTTGCTCTCTATAGCACTTTCACTCAAAGTATTAAACTCTGCCATCAGTCTCTCTAATTGCCCCCCTAGACTCTCTGTAATGGCTTTAGACTCTTTCAACTCACCTTCAAGCCTAATCACCTGTTTTTCACACTCCGTTTGTTCTGGGGGCATTGCAGGGGCTTCTGGCTTGTTCGTTATATAGGACAAATCTTTGAATAAAGCCCAGTTGATTTTCTCTGAAGAGGTAAACCAACTTTTCATAATATCTGCATACTTTGTGGCAAAAACAATATTCCTGTCCATATAATCCATTAGATTGTAACCAAGGTTTAATCCTAAGTGAAGATGGACTGGATATCCTGTTACCGATGTTGGTGCTATTTCTGCTATTTTATCCCCTTTCTTTACTACACTTCCTTTTTTAACAAACTTGTAACAATGGACATAGAATATTTTAATTGGGGAGTCCTTAACAGTTAAAACACAATAACTTCCAGAGGCAGAGGATACAGTTGTTATAGTTCCGTCTGCGATAGCATAGACACTTTTTCCTACAGAAACACTCCCAAAATCTACAGCCTTGTTAGATGTATTCTGGTGATAGGTTTGACTAATCCAGAGAGTTCCAGTCTTAAATGGGTTTGAAAATTTCATTGTTTTTATATAACAACTTAATTCGGCGATATGATTTTACTCCAAATAAAAGAGGCTATTGCACTAGCAAAAGCACTCGCAATTCCTATTACGCCCAAGGCTTTGTTTTGAAAAGCCTGTAGGGCATTGACATCACACTCCACTCTTTCTATTCTCTTTGTCATTTTGTCCTCCACCCTTTCTACTGCCTCGTATATATCTCTAAGAGAAACACTGTCTTTGTCGTTCATATTTTGTCTAGTGCATAAACTAATATTTGAAGTATGTTAAGTGCCACCATAATCCACAACCACCTGTCAAAATGCGAGTATATCTTTCTTAAACCTTCTCTTAATCCATTGGTCGTAGAGTCCATTTTCATTTCTAACATAATTAGTTTAAAATAGACATCTTTTGCTGTAATTCTCCTGTTCTCTACCATTTTAGACAAATCCAAATTAAAAAAGCCGTTATCTGTATCCTATATATCCATATTAGCACAAGTAACAAAATTGTAACAAGAATATGTAATAAAAGTTTTCTCATATTGTGTCGGTTTGGCATTTTAGGTTATTCTACCATCTATAACCAACAACTTTCGTAATCTTAGGTATAAACTTCACATCACTAAATGATACTGCACTCGCCGAAGTCGTATCAGTTGAATAGTTTTTTCCACTACCAGATATTGTAAGTGAAGTCCCAGAGGAGGTTATTATAGCACCAGAAGTTCTTATCTTATACAAAGAATCAATAAACCCCATATCAATGGCAGGGACAAGCATTTTTGATATTGTCGTATCAAGTTTAACATAGTAGTAAGGAATCCCCATCATACCCCCTGCATTATTCCCCTCATACCAAATATCCAAATAGTCAAAGTGTGCAGATGTTTCTGGCAATGTAACACTTGCAGATGGAGTTCCACTAAATAAAGTAACCTCTCTTTGAGGAAATCCCTGTGGAGTTTCTACCTTACTAAAGTATGGAGAAGTAATTGTTGCGTTTGCCAGAGTATATATTCCAAGACCATCAACTGTTACAGTTGTGTTGGGAGATGAATAAGAAATATTAGTAATTCTAAAATATTTATCTGTCGTTTGAGTTAGTTTAATCTTATCTCCTTTTTGATACTTTCCTCTCTTATCTCCACTAATTGTAAAAGTTGTTGCACTAGCATAAGTCCAAGTTTCGTCTGCTTCTACCCACCCATTTCCCAGGTATCTTTTTAATGTTTCAAGCATTACCATTATGTTATTGCTTTAGAAGTTAATTTAGTTGGTCTATCCCCATAAACTGTTGTATCAAGTTGTCTTCTTAAATTAGTCAAACTCCTACCTGTTATTTCCCTTAAATCACTTACATAAATTATAACCTTTTCTGGTGTGTATTGCACAGAAGTTATTACCATGTTATCACCAACCACGTCAGAATCGTTTAAATTGAGTATCTTACAAGTGTGTCCTGGCTCTATACTTTCTATGTCATAACCAGCACCAAGATTATTATCTTTAACTTCAAACCTCATAGACACATTAGGATTCTTGTAAGCATTGATATAAGAACCCCCTAGTGCGTCTGCTCCAGCAGAAGTCGTTACTCTACCATCAGTATTTGCTTCAAACCTATTCCAGTATGAATTGATAGAGTTAGTATTGTAGTATCTATTGCTTATGAAGTTGGTATCATCAGCCATTAAGCCATTCCAGAATATAAACTCATTTTTAATGTCATCAGCACTTCTCGTTATTTCTAAAGAGGAAATATCCTTTCCAAAAGTAAACAAGTGGGTAGGCGTTGTTGCATACTCTCTAAAGTAAAACACATTATCAGCGTCTACATACCAGTACCAAGTTGCTCCAGCCATTTCCCTCGCTCTCTCTATTGTTTCTAAACAACTCTTAGCATTAGAAGTATACGAGATATCACTTCCTGTAATGTCTACTGTACCAGTTCCATAATTGATCCTCTCTTCGCTTACTGTACTTCTATATTTATCAATCA